CCCGCCGCGAAGTTCTTCCCAGCCTTGAGCTTTAGGCTCATGGCGAACGTGGCCCGCTCGGGGGTCGTGTAGTAAAGCGCGTTCGCGACCATGGTGGGTGGGAGTTGTCGGATCTGAGCCAAATAGGTAAGGCAAATACATTAATAGGCTCTTACTCTGAGCCTGCCTTGCTTCTCTGGCCTCGAAGGGCACGTTGCGATTGAGCTGGACCTGCAGGTCCTCGCGCTGGACGCGGGAGAGGCTGCGAACGAGCGAGGAGTGTGAATGAGCGAAGTTGCTGAACCATGCATGCATCTCAATGAGCTCCGGCGAGAGGATGTCGGATATCAGGTCCCCTTTGTAGTAGCCGTGCAGGTGCTCGAGGAAGTACGAGTCGAGCACCTGATCCAACTCACCCAGATTGCGCTTGTACACGGTTTTCAGCGCCAGCACGAGCGGGTCACGGACGATGCCTTCAGGGTAACAAAGCCACCCGCAGCACTCCGGCAGGTCTGTAATGAAGGTCTTGCCCACGAGGGTGAACATCGGCTCAAACTTGGCCCACTCGGGGTTGAGGGCGGGCACCTTGAACAGGAGGCTGTCGTCACCGGAGTAGATGCTCGGCACGTCTTCACACTGGTACTTGAGCAGCATGTACGCGAGGTTGAACAGTGAGTTGAAGATGTAGGTGCCAGGCTCCCCGGTGAAGCGCATGACTGCGCTTGGTCCGAAATTGGTCGTGAGCGTGGTCTTTTGCCAGAAGTAATAGGCGACCAACTCCTCCGGGAAGCCGAAGTAACGCATCATGGCCATCTCGAATTGGACCGCCTCTCCGGTGCAGGATTGGTCGTAGGCGGTGAAGTCATTCGTGAAGACTTCGCCGCGGATTGCCCATTCCTTGCACCACTCATCCAGAGCTGTTGGCGTTTGCCCGCCGAAGAGGAATATGTGTGGCGGGAGCAAATCGAGCATACGCTTGTGTAGGTATCGCGTGTAGGGGCCGAGCTTCAACAGCACCTGGTCCGGGAAGAGCGCAAGGGTTTGGCCTGGCTTGACTTTCGGCAGGTCGTCGTCGGCGGCCCACCAGGCTCCCACTGGGTCGAGGACGGCGGTCAGGATGGTGGAGCGTTTCGCCTTGTCCTGCGCCTTGGCGAAGATCTTGGCGCTATTCTCAGCCGTGAAAGGGTCGCAACGATCCCGGTTGTTCTCAAGCGTGCTCAGGGGGGTCTCCCACTTTTTATCGAACATCTCGTCTCGGCAGCGATTGAGGAGGTTCTCGTCGAGAGCCTCGCCTTCCTCCGGGAGGTTCAGGCGGGCACGGAAGTTGCCCCACAGATGCGAGCCCAGCATGGCGCGAGCTCTGGTGTGCGTCTCGTTCGACTTCGAGTCCCTGAAGCGCATGCGCTTGAGGACAGAGGCGCCCAGGAGAGTGTCGTCCGTGGCATTCTGCTTGGCGAACAAGTGGTTCACCATGCCGTCGCCGCGAGTGTCTCGAATCTGATTGCTGGTCCGGCCCTCGAACTGGAACTCCATGGCCTCCTTGCTCTGCAGTGGCTCGAAATATCGCGTGCACAAGATGCCCCGGGGAGCGGTGAGATGCGTGCGGCAGATCGGCTCAAAGTCCGCTGGTTCGACCAGACTCACTTCGGGTTC